ATTGACTGGAGAAAAAGAGTTGGTGAAGAAACCGCAGAAAAAATTACGAAAGCAGCAACAAAACGTGGCACTGATATGCACACGTTGACTGAAAATTTTTTAAAGAATAATGATCTGCCAAAAGCACCACCAATTTCTGAGTTTTTATTTAATATTTCTAAACAAGAGTTACGAAATATAAATAACATATACGCATTAGAAGGTTCACTATACAGTAAATATCTTGGTATTGCTGGAACCGTTGATTGTATTGCAGAACATAACAAAGAACTGGCAATAATAGATTTTAAAACATCTAAAAAACCAAAACCACGAGAGTGGATTGAACATTATTTTGTGCAATGTATGGCATATGGTTGTATGTTGTATGAGATTACTGGAATATCTGTTAAAAAATTAGTCATTATAATGGCATGCGAAAATGGAGAATGCGTTGTTTATGAAGAATACAACAAAGAAAAATACATTAGACTTCTCAACGAGTATATTAAGAAGTTTATTCGAGACAAATTGCGAATCTATGGAACCCAATAAAGAACTAGAAAAAGTTATTGAGAAGAAATTTTTAACTCCATCCAAGTTTGCGATTGAGATAGAAAAGATAGTGGCAGGAGAAGATTTAAATTACATTGATGCAATTTGCTATTACTGTGAAATTAATGATATTGAAGTTGAGTCAGTATCAAAATTAATGTCAAAACCTCTAAAAGAAAGATTGAAATATGATGCAATCAATCTTAATTTTATGAAAAAAACATCAAGATCTAAATTACCTCTCTAATGGAGATTTAAGATGAAAGTATCTCAATCCGAATTAACTCATCATCGTCTTCAAGCGATGTTAAGAGAGCATAGTTTTCCTGATTTAGAATATTTGGGTGTTAGACCTGATAGTATTGGAGTTGACCAACATTGGTATCGTATTGGAAAAGCAGAAGTTCCAGTTGATGCAATTACAGAATTAGAATGTGAAGAGGATGATGATGAAAGTGACACCTTATGAAACCTACCAGACATATCTTTCAATGAAAAGTCATTTTACAAATAAAAGGTACGACTTTTTTAAATATGGAGGTAAGTCAAAAGCAACCATGACATCTTTTAATAAGAGAAAGGATAAGTATTGGTTTGAAAAAACATCGAGAAAATATTCTGATCAAGAGATTACTGACTTTTTATTGTCTAATTTCGTGATGACAGATGCTCCACAAAATTTATGGATAGGGGAGATAATTAATTCTGGAGAAAGAAATTACTCTGATTGGATGAAACGACAGCAGAGTTTATCATACTTATTTAAAGAACAATCAAAAGAATTATTTTATGAAAATAAATTAGATCATATATTTGATTGTTCAAAAGGACACCCACCAGTTTTGAAAAAATATCTTGGTGGAGAATTAGATTTGGAAACATTAACAATCTACGAAAAAATATTCTCCTTTCGCAAAAAATTTGATAAAAAGTTAATTGATCCTGTATGGGAAACCGTAAGTTTAAAAATTAAAAAGTATTTACCTTTCCTAAATATTAATGTGTTCCAATATAAACAGATCTTAAAAGGAATTGTAAATGAGTAATTTTTTTGATTCACCTTTCGTTAGAGAAGAACTTGAAGAAATCAATGAACTTCAAAAAGAAGTCTATGGAACTTTGTTTTCTTTCTCTGTATTACCACCTGAGGAACAACAGGAACATATTGATAAATTATCTATTTTATTAGCAAAACAAAAAATTATGTATGGAAGATTAAGTCTTTCAGATGATCCTCAGGCAATTGAAATGAAAGAATCAATGAGAAAGTCTGTCTCACTGATGGGATTTCCCGCAGGGACTAGTATTGAAATGCTTTTTGAAGGAATGGAGAAGACGATACAACAGTTAAAAAATCTTAACAAAAAGTGAGAAATTTGCATAAATAGTTAGTTAAAACTAATAATTTATGTACCACAAACACGATCAAATTTCAATCCATCGAAATCCATTAAGAGAGTATTCAAAACCTCTCAAATCCACTTATCAAAAAATCAAATTTCATCAAATCAAGATCTATTTTAAATGTGAAAAAGTCACTTGACTTTTAAATTTATCTTTGTTATAATCCAATTATCCAACGTATCCAATTAATCCGAGGTATCCAAATGTCGTTTGCAAAATTAAAAAAACAATCTAAGTTAGGTTCTTTGACTGCTAAGTTAGTTAAAGAAGTAGAGAAAATGAATAACAATGGTGCATCAGGTGATGATCGCCTTTGGAAGTTAGATGTAGATAAAAGTGGTAATGGTTATGCTGTTATTCGTTTTTTACCTGCACCTGATGGTGAAGACTTACCATTTGTTAAATTGTATTCTCATGCATTTCAAGGACCAGGTGGATGGTATATTGAAAACTCCCTAACTACATTAGGTCAAAAAGATCCTGTCTCAGAGTATAATACTCAACTCTGGAACAACGGCACTGATAATGGGAAGGAGACTGCTCGTAAACAAAAGAGAAAGTTGACTTATACCAGTAACATCTATGTTGTAAAAGATCCTGCAAATCCAGAGAATGAAGGTAAGGTATTCTTATTCAAGTATGGTAAGAAAATCTTTGACAAACTCACTGCTGCAATGCAACCAGAGTTTGAAGATGAAGAAGCGATTGATCCATTTGATTTTTGGCAAGGTGCCAACTTCAAATTAAAAGCAAAGAATGTAGCAGGTTACAGAAACTATGATAGTTCTGAGTTTGCTGCTGTAAGTCCTTTGCTTGATGACGATGATGCTTTAGAAGCAATATGGAAGAAAGAGTCATCTCTTGCTGAAATAGTTGCAACTGATCAGTTCAAAACATATGAAGATCTGAAAAAAAGACTTGATTATGTTCTTGGTAATAATATCTCTCGTCAAGACTCTGAAGTTGAAGATGAGGTTGAAATTATTGAAAGAGAAAGAGCAGAACAAGAAGTTAATGCTGTATCTAATTCAACATCAAGATCAGTTACAACTGATGAAGACGAAGATGATGCTCTATCATACTTTGCTAAATTAGCAGAAGAATAATTAATTTGTAACTCTGGTATTCGGAGTTTTAATTAAGTTATTGTTTATAAACTGAGATGATCTACCATAGGTCATCTCTTTTTTAATGTCAGATAATACTTGTTGTAAGTAAATTCTTCTTAAAATAAAAATATTTGATTTTTTGATATTTTCTTTTGATTCAAACTCATAATTTGTGACTCCTTTCACCTCGGATTTAGTTATATAACTCCCATTGTCAAAATAAGTGATTGAAAAATCAGAATCCACAACGTTTCCTTCAGAGATGATTAATCTATCTTGACTATCTTTTATCTCTTTTGACTCATAATGATGAATGAAATCTTTCTTGGCAAGACCATACTTTTCAACAACATAATTATATAAATCACGACTTGATAGTGGCCATTCATTTCTAACATTTACGATACCTGCTGATATGAGAACAACCCAATCTAAATCAGATTTACCATAAACTTCTTCTGCAACAGTATCAGGTCTGTCACCTTCTTTTATCTCATACTTATTAAACACCGTGAATATTCCTTTTAAATCATCACGAAGTGTCATTCTACGAAAAATATTTTTTACGGTTACATATTCACTTGATGATAAACTATCAATAAACGGTGATTGATATTGAAAATTTGGTAACTCTCTAAAATAACTCATTAGAATCCTACTCCTTCTTTACCCTCTTCTGTTTCATAATCTTCAGAGTACACAGGATTTAATTCTTGGAATGAAAGATCTAATTTCATGTGTACAGGTGTGGCATCATCATAGGTTGCGTATGTTCCTGCACCTGCATAATTAACTGCCATATTTAGTAATGCCATTGGTTTGAATTTATGTAAGAAATTATGATTTTTTCTACCTGTTTTATAAATGAGTTGAAAAACATTTGGTGAGCGAAGGAAAAGACCTGATGTATTTGAGGTTCCATCAGATGATTTTTTCGGTTGCATATTCTGTTTAAAAACTCTTAGCATTTTTTTGATAGTGCTACTTTCACTTTCATCTCTTGGTGTTAAGTCAAAAGAAAAATTAAAAGATCTAATGGTAAGACCCTTAAAAAGTAATTCCATGTTTGGATTTAAAATTTGACCACTTGACCTTGATAGAACACCGTCAAGTGATGTGTTACCGCCTAGTATATTAATTGCTTTTGATGCGAAGAATGACTGAGTTAAATCTCTTGAGGTTTTATCTTTAGCAAATTCATTTATGCCCTTTCCTGTTTTTTTAACAGCATCTGCAAGACCTTTCCCTAAGTTTTCGCTTCCAATAGCAGTTTTAGCTGCTTGAAAACCTGCAGCAGCAAGTCCATTAATAGTATCATCACCCCAATTCACTGCGTTTGAATCTTGAATACCCTCTGGTATGGGTAAAAATATAAATCCTAAGGGATTTTCTATATTTTCTTTTAACGCTTCAGATGATGTTCCAAGAGAGAGTCCTCCAGCACTTCCCTGACCAAAACCAGGTGGTTTGTACTCCACAACTCTTACTTCTAGATAATCGCTATCAGTATCAATACGTGCATTTGGATATCTTAACGGCGAAAATTTCTTTGACATTATTGTTTTTTAACTATTTAGACGGATGTGACCAAAAGGTATCTCTCTTGCGTCAGCAAGTTCATCAGAATTGATTTGATATAGACCACCAGAGATTTCATTCCATGTATATTTTCTCATTTGACCCCAGTGAAAATTGATCCCACGAAATCCCCATTCAAATACTTCAGTCACCGCGACCAGTGGATTTTGATCGTATTGAATATTAGGTGTCTTAGGGTTGTACACAAAAGTATAATATCCACCTACTTCAGGAACTTGACTCCCCTCAGTCAAAGCATCCATTAAATTTATCATAAGGTCATCAGGATCCTCTGTGCCTGTTATTTCATCAACAACAGATCGTATGCGATTACTATTATCATCGGTGGGATAACTATTCATTTCTTGATACCTAATTCTACTTCTGTCATAACTTTGAATTCCCACATACGATCCTTACAATATTCATTTGCTGCTTTCCATTTTGCTTGATTTTTTGCATATTCATATGCCTCTCTTAGATAACCTTTTGTTTGACGTTTAGGTTTCTTGGGTGGAGCAGTTTGTTTTTTTGGTTTTATTTCTATTAAATAATTTTTTATCTTATTTGATTCTTTAACTTTAATGTAAAAATCTGGAAAATATCTATGAACACGATTATCAACAGGTGAGCGATAGGGTAAACATATCTCTTCACTCCCCCACTCTAATACATCATCATTCTTATCACAATAAACCATAAATCTTCTCTCCCAAAGTGACCTGTAAATCACATTTGTAGGATCACCTTTGTATTTTTTGACATTTGATGGTTTATATTTACCTTTATAAGACATCTAAATAGATTATAAGAAGAAATATAGAGTATTTAGATGGTTTTACCTAAGAGAATATCTGAATTCAAACCACTGCTAACAAATGTTGCTCAAACCTCCCATTATCAGGTATTTTTTGATGGTTTGTCACCAGATCTATTTGCATTTTTGGGTTCAAAAAATGTTGACAGAAGATTTATAACCGAAGATTCAGGATTATTATGTAGTTCTGCATCAATACCAGGTAGTGCCTTAGGAACAAGTGATATTTTTGGAAACTTTACTGGTGTGCGAGAAAAATTTGCACATA